ATGCGCGTAAGAGCGAAACGAGAACTTATACAGATAGAAATGATTAAAAAAGGATTTAATCAAAAGACGCTTTCGAAAAGAATCGGAGTGCAACAATCGACTTTATCGAATTTTCTAAGCAATAAATATTCTCTATCTCCAAACAAGGCTTTCGAAATATCTAAAGCTTTGGACAAAGACTTTGATGATTTATTTCTGATAGAAGAAAAGGAGGTGACTAGATGAAACTCGAAGTAGATTTAAGCCCGACTATAGAACAGCAATTAACAGAAGTTGCTAGTCGTGTATGGGTGGAGACAATGAAGTGTGAAGTTGAGAAACGGACTTTTCCAGAATGGATGGATTTAGAAACAACATGTGATTACCTACAAGTATCACGATCCAATTTATCTAAGTTTATAAAAGAATTGGATTTTCCAGTTTCAACGATCAATCAGACGAAGCGTTGTAATCGTAAAAAGGTTGATGAATGGATGGCACAATTTGAAATTTAATTAGTTGCTGGGGGCAAAAGGAAGGTTGGTTAGTCAAATGATAGTCACAAAACAGTTATTATTGGAGGATGGAAATGCTGAAATTAGTTTGGATACCTAAGAAGTACAAGAATTTTTCTGTACGTGAAATTGTAGAAGAAGCAGAAAGTATTTTAAAAGAGTGTAAGGAAGCTGAAAAAGAGAATGCACGACTTTATGCGGATTTAATGGTTCTTCAAAATCAAATAGCTAATTTAACAGAAGAACAAGCACGAAAAAATTTAGCGGTCATGATCCCATGGTTAGAAAGTCAGTTTCCAAGTTTAAAAGAAGTGGAGTAAAAACCTATGGATAGAGAAAAGAAAAAAGCCTTTGCTATACAATTCTTGACGGAATCAGCAAAAGGCTAGACGTAGGTAAAATACCTATATTTCTTTTCTCTAATTCTAACACAAATTGATGGAGGAATGAAACAAAATGAATAAAAAAATAATCGATCCAGTTGATTTAGCAATAGATTCTACAAATATTGCAAGCGCCTTAGAAGGCTTGGGCCTTTTTGCAAGTGAACTCACAGTAAACTCTTTAAAAAGAAATGACTTAAATATTTTAAATGGAATGATTGCAGCTGTCGCATGTTTAGCAAAGCAACACTCGGATGATATTGCTCATTTTGAAAGTGAGGTTCCTGTAAATGAGTAAGCGTAGAAATCTGTTTTTACTAGCCTTTCTTTTTGGATCGCTCACTAAGCTGTTACCTTTTATTTTATGGCTGATTTGTGTAGTACCTATTGCTGTATGTTTGTTTTTGGCCTTTGATTTTTGGGAGTATGAGAGACATGTAGGAGGTACAAGCAATGATTTATATAGGTAAAGTGCGTCCTAGTATTATGGAACCACCGATTGATAAAAGTATTATTCAATTTTTTTCAGAATATACACCGATTAAAGTTGTTGTTCCTGATGATCCCGAAGAACAGAAGAAATTAAAGACGATGGGAATTGACGGTTTTATAGCTGGTGAAATGAAAGCCTTGATACGCAAGAACGAGAATTTAATTAGTCGTGATTGTCTAATTTTAGATTTAGATGACGTAGTTATATCGGAAAGCGAATTAGTTGAAAAGATTAGCAAGAAATTTAAAAAGTTTGATTATGTGCTTTATCCCACTGTAAGCCACGTTTTCAAAGGCGTACGCTATCGTTTAGTGATTCCATTGGATAAGCCAGTGAACGAACAAGATTATAAAATGCTAGTGTCTTTCTTTTCTCAAAAAGTTTTGAGCGATATTATCCGTATACCAGATTTATCTAATTTAACCTGGTCACAAATACAATTATTACCAGTGACAACTCAGCACGTCACAAGTGAACAGATAATCATTTCTAAGGGAGAAAAATTATTTCCGGTAGAAGAAGCATTATTAGGAGCTAAACGGTGGGAAAAAGAATACTCTTTACTAACTGGTTGCGTTCGTTCTACACCGTTATACAAAAACACAAACCAATTTAAAAAAGGTGGGTCACGTTATCGGAATACCACCACTGAATTGTTTGAAAGTTTGGTTTCTGGTTGTGAAGAAGGAAACCGAAACAATCGGATTGCACAGATAACAGGTGGCTTATTGGCTCGAGCGGTTGATGTGTCGGCAGTGTTCGAACTGGTGAAAGTCGCCAATCAATATTTTGCAGAACCATTATCAGAAAAAGAAGTTGAAGCGACCTTCTTTTCGATTGCTAAAAAGGAGTTGGGCGTTGATTGAGTGAATTAATCGAATTACAAAACATACAAAAAGAAAATTTAGAACGAGCGAAGGACTTGCCTAACTGGGTTTATTATGACGAAAATGGAACAATGAAAGTCAATGCTCAAAAACTAGGCTATGAAGTCATGAAAGAAGTTCCTATGATTCGAGCGAGTGAATTATCTTTTGGGGCAAGATTTGATAAGTCCATTGGTGCATGGCGCTTGGATAGTTTGAATGATTATTTAGAAGGATATATCACGAAGAAATTAGAATCAGTCGGCAAGTGGAGCCAACAAAAACTAAACGAAACCAAGAAATTTATATTCATTAAAATATATGATAGCACGATGAAAGAAAATCCATTCAATCGTAGCAAGCCCTACCTAGCCAATTTTAAGAACGGCACATACAACATTAAGACTGGTGAATTGAAGCCACATGATATTAAGGATTATATTTTACAAAGCCAAGAGTATGCAATTGATCCACAAAATAATCAGAAACCAGAAAAAACTCTATCTTGGTTGAGCGATCTAACTGGAGATGAAAAGAGCGTTACGTATCTCATGGAACTCATCGGCTACTGCTTTTATCGAAGCTATGCGCCATTCCAATGTATCACGGTCTTACAAGGCAGTGGGGAGAATGGAAAGTCTACTTTCTTGAATATCCTGACAAAAATTCTTGGTCAAAACAATGTTAGTAATATGACTTTGCAGGATTTAGGCAACAAACAGAATCGCTTTGCCAGCAGTAACCTCTATCAAAAACTAGCGAATCTATTTGCCGATATTGATGCAGAGTTTATCAAGTCTACTGGATTACTCAAAGCTCTAACTGGTGGTGATCGGTTATCCGCCGAACAAAAAGGGAAAGATGCATTCATGTTTATCAATTTTGCGAAGTTGATATTTTCTGCTAACGAGTTACCGCCGTTCAGCGATTTTACAGTCGGATTTAATCGGCGCTTGTATGTGGTTCCGTTTGATTGCGTGATTGATGAAACCTTTAAACAGAAACATGATTTGCAAGCAATTGAAGATGAGATTCCGATATTTACTGTTGAATGCATGCGAACATTTTTTGAAGCCTTCCAACGTGGAGAACTGACCGAATCAGTGAAAATGAAGGAGGCAAAAGAAAAGTGGCTGAAAGAATCGAATCATGTTTTACGGTTTATTGAAGAAATGTGTGACGTTGATATGGAGTTGAAAGAAGGCGATTCATCAAAAATGATCTATGAAGAGTATCGAAACTTTTGTTTTAAAGAAAGTCTAAAAGAATTGTCACAACCAAAGTTTACGAAACAATTGGAGAAGATGGGTATTTTCAGAAGAAAACAAAGTATCAATGGAACTAGAATGTGGAGATACACTCATCTAAAACTAAAAAATGAGTACACCCCTATAATAAGTTGATATATATTGGACACTTTGGACAGGGTACTAGGATCATTGATATAACAACGTTTGTGAAGATAATATGCAATGAATATCGGGAAAACGCTTGGACACCTAGTTGGACAGGTAAATAAAGTGTCCAAGCAACTGTCCAACGATAAATAGCAAACTCGTTAAAATAAAGACTATAAAACGTTGATTTAACAGTGTTTATAAGGACGTGTCCAACATGTCCATAAAAAAACAATAAATCACAGGGGTCAGCATATTTTTTAACAAGGAGAGATCAAATGTTAAACATTATAGAAATAAATAAAAAGATTCATTTTGAATATACAAAAGAAATCGGTCAAGTATTAATGAACGCCTTATCATTCAGTGTGGCATTGCAGACGAAGGATTATTCTACCTTTTCCCCCGAAGTGTTGGAGCAAATGGGAAAAGACCCTGAATGGTTGTACGATGTTACGAATTGGCTGCAAGTGACAATCGTTAATTCTTTATTGCAGAGTGATAACTACGATAGCATAGATGAGGTCGTGAGTGAGTTTAATTGTCTGCTTAATCTATATGATGTGGCAAGAAGTAGGGAGTTAACGCAAAACGAAAATAACTTATTCTTATCTATTCACGATAAAATTTTAGCCTTACTATTATCAGATGATGAACTGGTAAATAACTTATTGGAGGTAGAATAATTATGTATATGAAAAGTATTAGATACTTCGATGGTGAGAAACACATCGAGTATTCAAACACTCAAGAAGATGTAGACTTTATTAGTTTTAAGGAAGATAAAATCGCTAAAGTTAATTTTAAAGATGGAACATACCTAAAGATAGTATCTCCTTATATTGAATACAAATCAAAATGGGAACAAGATGATTCTGACGAATGAGATCGCTTTGGTTGGTAATCTATGACAGTTAAAAAACAATGCAATCATGCTGGATGTAAAATATTGATTGATTATAGGCAGAAGTATTGTGAGAAACACAAAGCGGAACAAACAACGGTTAAACGTGAAGAAAGAAAGCAAAGCGAAGGTAAATATTTTCAATTCTATCAAAGTAGAACATGGCGAAAGGCTTCATACTTGTATCGGTTAAATCATCCAGTATGTGAGGATTGTCTAGAAGAAGGCTTGATAAGGAAAGCTGATGTTGTAGATCACGAAATTGAGCTAAAAGATGATTGGAATAAAAGGTTAGATGAAAGTAATTTCCGTTCGTTATGCCATGCACACCACAATACCAAAACGACTAGAGAAAGAAGAAAGCGTGAAAGAGACTCCCTTTAGTTATAAGGGGGCTTGTGTGAAGTCTGCTGACAATCGATGCCTACTCATTTTGGTACAAATAACCATTGTAAAAAGGCATAAGGGTAATTACAAATAACGATTACACTTGTAATCATAAATGAAACAGTGTATAATGAAAGTAGGAGATTTATTGGAAAATAAAGCGATAATTACTGATAAAACAGGGAAACAACGCACCATTAAATTACCAGAATTTGGTTATGTGACCATTCAAATGCAAAATGGAAAAATCATTTATATAGATAAACTAGACAAAGAAAAATTCTGATCGAAAAACGAAGGAATGTGAGCTTAATTGCTTGCGTTCCTTTTTCTTTTGTCTGAAAGGAGGATAACATGGGACACCCAAAATTATTGGAAGATACAAAAGGCAATATATCAAGTGAAGAAAAGGCTGTTCGTGTGGACGCAAGAGAAGAATTGTTCAAGCAGCAACCTTTAATAAATATCACGCCCCCCGACTGGATGGCAGCGAGCGCTAGAAGTGAATGGAATCGTATTGTACCAGCATTAAAGAAAGATTATCCATTGAGTGAAACGGATTATGGGTCATTGGTGGCTTACTGTTTGGCCTTTTCAAGAATCAAAACAGCAGAAGCCGAGATACGAAAATCAGGAACGTTTGTTACTTGCGAAAACGGCGTAAAAAAAGCTAATCCAGCAGTTCGGGTTCAATCTCAAGCTATGAGTGATTTGAAGAAGCAAGCAACTTCATTAGGTATGACTTTAGAATCACGATCAAGACTAGCTTTGAATAAAGTGAAAAATGACGAACCCGAAGACCCATTTAAAGAGTTGATGGGATCATGAATGATTACATTGAAAAAGTCTTATCAGGCGAGTTGGTTGCACCTAAGAAAATTATCCAAGCATGTGAGCGCCATATAAACGATTTAGAGCGTTCTAAGTCAGACAGCTTTCCTTATGTGTTTGATGAAGAACAAGCCAACAAAGCAATTAAATTCATTGAGTTGCTACCTTCTACGGACGGTAAAGAAATCAAGATGTTAGGTTTTCAAAAATTCATCATTGGCAGTCTTTATGGCTGGCGTACTAAAGAAGGGAACTACAGGCGATTTAATCGAGCGTTTATCAGTAAATCACGTAAAAATGGGAAGACGTATATCGCTAGTGGTATGGCTGCCAATGCGTTGATTATGGAACAGGAACCAGCAGAAGCAAGGCAAGTATTGTTTGTAAGTAACGCTTTGAAACAAGCTAAATTGGGCTATGATATGCTGTCTAATTCACTTAGAAACGTGGTTAAATCTAGTAAGTTTTTAAGACCACAATTAAAAATTATGAATTCAAAAATTCAGCATTTGCCTTCTAATTCGTTCGCAATGGCGCTGGCTAGTGAAACCAGCACGTTAGATGGATTTGCACCAACAACCGCAATTCTTGATGAATGGCACGAAGCAAAAACTCGTAAAACGTACAATGTTATTAAGTCAGGAATGACCCAACAAAAAAACGGCTTATTGTGTGTTATTAGTACCGCTGGGCTTGATTTAAACGTTCCTATGTACGAGGAATACTTATTGTTAGATCGTGTGCTAAAAGGCGAAGAACAAGCTGACAGGTACTTTATAGCGATATGGGAATTGGACGATCCCGAAGAAATTCACGACCAAGAAAAATGGATCAAAGCGAATCCGATTTTTGAAAGTGAAGAAATCAAGAAAGTAATGATTCCAACTATTCAAGATGATGTGAACCTCGCTTTGAAACAAAACAATCTTAATTCTGTACTGGTCAAAAACTTCAATTTATGGAGACAAGCTTCAGAAGATAGCTATATGGCTACGGAAGACTGGCAAGCAACCGAAGTAGAACCACAAGATATTACAGGAAAGCCCGTTTATATCGGAGTGGATTTATCGAAAACAGATGATTTAACCAGTGTTTCGTGGATCGTACCACTAGATAATGGCAAGCTTTATTGTGATTCTCATAGCTTTGTAGCCACCAAGTATGGGCTTCAAGACAAAGAAAAACGTGACGGGTTGCCTTATCGGGAATTAGAAAAAGCTGGTGAGTGTTCCATTACTCAATTAGAAAGTGGCATCGTGGACTATGACCAAGTATTTGAATTTATCCAAGACTTGATTCAAGAAAACGATTTGGAATGTATGGGGATTTGTTATGACCCGTATAACGCTAACTCGCTTATCAGTAAATCTGAAAAAGCAAACTACCCAATGCTAGAAGTAAGGCAAGGAACGATTACTTTAAACGTACCTACGAGAACATTTAGAGAACAAGTCTATGAAGGCAATATTATTCACCGAAAAAATACGATTCTAACCCATGCAGTGAATAACGCTATTTTAAAAACGGATAACAATGGGATTCAGATAAATAAATCTAAAAACAATAACAAAATTGACCCAATAGCAGCACTCATCAACGCTTACGTGTTCGCAATGGACTATTTCACCGCAACGGAAGGAGCAAAAGCAGACAATGAATTTTACACAAGTGAAGAATTTTCTTTCTAATTACATTCATACCGTTCTTTTAATTCTTGGGTTGATGTGTGTGTTGGTTGCTATCACCTTACTAACAAATGTCTACTATGGCTTGTTAGCGCTGGGCGTAGTGCTTATTGGGATAGCGGTCATGTTAAATACAGAACAGAAGGGAGGTTAAAAGATGGCATTTTTTAAAGCGAGACAAAATACAACGGGAGATCCTTTCCTAGATCATGTGGTATCAATCCAATCAGATGATTACACCACCAGTTTTACAAGCGTTCGTGCATTAAGAAATAGTGATGTGTTTGCAGCCGTTCGGATCATTGCCAGTGATATTGCTTCAAGTCCAATTCAATTGGTTAAAAACAATATGCCGCAAGCTGATGATGAACTGGTGAAGTTGCTAAACGAGAAACCTAATTCAGAAATGGACGGGTGGCATTTTAAATTTTCTTTGGCGGTCAATATGTTGCTAAACGGTAATAGCTTTGCAGAGATTAAACGTAACGGTGAAAAGGTAGAAGAACTTCACTTATTACCTAACTCAAGCGTGACAGTTACTCAATTAGATAATGGCACGTTGTCTTATCAGATTGGTGATAAAAAAAGACGTGTGAAGTCTAGCGATATTTTGCACTTCAAATATTTCACCCAAGATGGTTTGACAGGATTGCCGCCGCTTTATGCGTTACGTGATGAAATGAAGATACAACAGGCTGGTAATCGAACATTACACAATTTCTTTGCTCGTGGTATCAGCGGATCAGGAATTTTGAAGGTTCATAAGTCAGATTTAGACGGATCGGCTAAAAATGCGATACGTGAAAAATTTGAAGAAGCCAACGGTTCAAGTAGCGGAGATAATGCACTAAGAACAATCATTCTTGATGAAACAATGGACTATAAATCTTTAGAAATAAATACAGATGTTTTGAAGTTGGCTAATTCGAGTGATTGGACAACGAAACAAATTGCTAAAGCGTTCGGTGTACCGATTGAGCGTTTAGGCGTTGAAAATGAACACTCTAGCACGACTCAAAGTAATCTCCAATACATTCAAAGCACATTGATTCATTACTTTAATGTGTTTGTGAGTGAATTGGATACGAAACTTGAAACCAATATCCGTTTTAATTCCGATCAGTTGTTAGAAACCGATCCAGAAACAAAAGTAAAAAATGTGTTGGAACAGGTCAAAGGGTCACTTCTCACAATTAATGAAGGGCGGTCGAAAATGGGGCTACCCCCAATGGATGGCGGAGATCGTTTACTCGCAAGTTTGAACTTTACGTATTTAGATACGTTGGAGAAATATCAATTAAAAGAACAGGAAGGAGTTACACCAATTGAATAATGAAGAAGAAAAAGAAAAACGGCTAACAGAAGAAGCCAATCTAAAAGCCGATTCTCCAAAAATGGGGAAAGAAAACGAAGAACAGCCAACAGACGGTAAAACTATTTCAGGCTATGCGTTGAAATTCGGGCAACCGTCAAAAGATTTAGGCGGCTTTGTGGAAGTCATTACACCCGAAGCATTAAAAGAGGTGGATTTATCAAATGTGTTCTTATTGCAGAACCATGATTATAGCAAGCCTTTAGCAAGCGTTAAAGCAGGCACGTTAAAATTAAACATTGATGATGTTGGTTTATATTTTGAAGCGACATTGAATGATACCAGCTATGCCAATGATGTATATGAGAATGTCTCAAAAAAATTATTAGACTCGATGAGTTTTGGTTTTGTGTTGGGGATCGATTCCTTCGACAAGAAAGAAGATGGTGAGGTAGTCCGATCCATTGAAAAAATGAAAGCCTTGAATGAAATTAGTGTCGTGACCGTTCCCGCTTATGATTCATCAAATGTCCAAGTCAATAAGCGTTCTTACGAATCGTTTATGAGTAACAACCAAGCAAAGCAAACAAACAATAGCTTAGAATCCACTTCTAAAGCACAAAAGGAGAGTAATAACATGGAAAAAACTTTAATCGATAACGAAAAAACAGAAATGCGTGGGTATGAAGAATATATCCGTTCACAAGGCGAAGTGCGTGATGGAGTCACTACTGTAAATGCAGCGGCAGTTGTTCCCGAAGAAGTAATCGGTGAAGTCTTTGATTTGAAACGTTCAAATTATAACTTAGCCCAATATGCAACAGTAAAAACAGTATCAAATGGACAAGGTAAATATCCAGTAGCAACTAACCAACAAGCAGTGTTAGCAACAAAAGCTGAACTTGCTGAAATTGGTGATATTGACGCTGAAATGTTTACTTCAGTTGATTATAAAGTAGAAACTCGTGCTGGTAAGATTGCCTTATCAAATGAGGTTGTGGAAGATTCAGCAGTGAATATTGTACAAGAGGTCAAAGATCAATTAGTAAAATTGGTAGAAAACACCGACAATAAGCATATCATGGATTTATTAAAAACATTCACTAAGAAAACAGCCGCTACTCTAGATGATTTGAAACAACTTTATAATGTAGCATTAGACCCAGCATTAGATAAAATGGTAATTCTAAACCAATCAGGCTATAATCACCTAGATACATTGAAAGATTCAGACGGGCGTTACATTTTACAACCTGATGTGACAGCACCTAGTGGTAAATCATTGTTCGGTATGCCAGTAGTATTGATTGCAGATACATTGTTTGCCAATCCTAAAGCTGGAACATTCCCTATGATTATGGGGGATATTGCACAATCTATCTTTGTTGCTCGTAGAAATCAAGTAACGACTCAATGGGAAAAATTCGATTACTACTCACAAGGACTTGCAGTGATCGTTCGCAACGACTACAAGAAGATTGATGAAAATGCTTCAGTATACATTGAGTTTATGCCAGCGACAGTAGGTTAATTTAATATTAGGGTGACGGTAGAGTCCGTTACCCTTTTATTTTAAGGAGGAAATCAAGTGGTAGAAGTAGACGATATAAAAAAGAGTATGCGGATCGATCACACCATCGATGATAATTTTATTCAACAATTGATCGATACGGCAACGGAATATATAAAAAGCGCTATTGATAGCAATGCTTTAGATGAAGATATGGAGCATTATCAGCAGTTTGATTTAGCAGTGTCTTTACTTACTCAACATTGGTATTTGAACCGTCAAGAAGCTAGTAGCGAACGTATGCCAGTAACGGTACAAGCGTTAGTACAACAAATGAGAGGTGCTTATTATGCCGATCATTAAGAATGTAAATGAATTGACTGAGAGAATCGCTTTTAAAAAAGTAGAACGTGTGAAAGATGAAGATGGGCAAGTGGTAGAAAGTGAAGTAACTGTATTTGAATGTTGGGCTAATGTGCGTTCACAAATGCTAAAAGACGTGCTTGCTAGTGTAGGTACCATTCTTGAAGGAACGTTGACGTTTATTATTCGATACGATCAAGATTATGAACTAACAAACGATATGAAAGTAGCTTGGAAAAACAAAAGTTATAAAATTATCTCAATTAATGAAGGAACGGCGTTTAAAGATTATACAACGATCATAGCTAAACTGATTTCTTAGAATGATTACACTTGTAAACGTTGTGGGGATTTAGTATAATTAAGGTAGTAAATGAAGGGATTAGCTACCTAGATTTTGCAAGACTTAGCTAGTCGAAATCTATTGTCGGACTGAAAATTGTAGGTGTGGTTGCAAACATGCTGGGCTAAGAAAGATGATAGATGATGAACGTTCATTTTTTCACCTCTAATGGAGACGTAGCTTAGTTTTTATTGCTAAATCACGTTCTTCTTTGTCTTTCATATTTTGTAGTTGACACGTCCAACACGGGCGTGTTTTTTGTGTTATTATTAGTATAAAAAAGGTGAGATATTATGAATAATGTAATTTTAAAATTTGATAAGACAGAAGTTTCAGATTCCGAGATACAAGAACACATAGATTGGTATCTTTTAAAGGTGGAAGAAGGATATAATTATCTGAAAGATAATCAAAATAAATCGGCAATGGCTGTTTTACGAGAAATTAATAGGAATTTGGAACAGGAGTATAAATATTATCAAAAAACAAGTATTGAGAAAATAATAATTTTTAATAATGATTTAAAGAGTAGGTATTGTGATGGTATTACAAGTGCATATATAAAACAAACTGATAAAAATAGTTATAGCATGTTGGATAGTAATTTTTATGATATAGCAGATTATATTGGAATGATTAAAGAATTATAATGCCCCCAGCTAAAAAAGCTATCTAAAAACTATCTATTTGTAAAAATATTTAAGAATATACGAATTTTGGAAGATAACTTTTAGAGATTTTTTTGTTGATATAACAGCATTTGTGCGTATTAAGATAGAAAATCGTTAAATGGAAGGCAGTGTTGGGTAAACCTGTTATAGGAGCTAGAACCCTTGATATATAAGGGTTCTAGCTTTTTTGTTTTGCCTGTATACTAGAAATGACCAGATTTTGACCAGCTCTTTTACTGATGAGCCATCATATCAGCAAAGTCTTGACCTGTTTTCTTAGGTGCATTATTTGTAATATGTGCATAGATGTCTAATGTCACTTTACTATTTTCATGCCCTAATCGTTGTTGAACTACCTTGACAGATTCTCCTGCTTCTAATAATAAACTAGCATGTGTATGTCTAAACCCATGAGGTGTAATACGAGGCAAGTTATATTTTTTCAAAATATATCTTAACCAATCATTAACAGTGTTTGGAATGTATAGAGTGTTTTTAACTGTTGTAAAAACATGTTGCTCTTTAGAGCTAGTATTGTATCCAAGTTTTAAATACTCTTCTTTTTGCTGTAATTTCCAGTTGTTGAGGATAGAAAGAGTCTCAGTATCTAAAGAGATAACTCGTCTAGAAGCTCTTGTTTTCGGAGATTGAATTATAACTTTACCAAATTCATCTACAGCAAGAGTTTTATTGACATGTAGTTCTTTATTAAACGTGTCTATGTCTTTCCACTGTAAAGCGAGTACTTCACTCTTTCTCATACCTGTGTATGCCAATAATCTGAAGAAGGCGTATTGTTTCATGTTACCAAAATCTTTAAAAGCATCCAGTAAATTATTAAGCTCCTCTTTTGAGTAAAATTTACGATTTTTCTCATACTCTTTTTTTCGTGGAAGAAGTGTTTTTTCCATAGGATTATTGTCAATATATTGCATTGCAACCCCGTAGCGTAAAATTTGTGCAGTCTGTTTTCTCATATAATCGTAACTTTCATATTTACTGTGCCATTCATCTACCACTTTTTGACAATATGGGACAGAGATATTCGATAGTTTAAGCTTACCAAATGCTGGAAGTATTTGATTATTTGCGTATCTTACTGAGATTGCGATTGTTGAAGCTTTAACACTGGTACGCTGATGAGTTATCCATTCATTATACAGGTCTTCAAATGTCATATCAGGTGCTTTCTTTTTAACACCGTATAATATTTGATGTCTGTACTCGTCATAATCTTTTTGAGCTTCTTGTTTGCTACTAAAACCTCTTCTCGTAGTATTTATTTTTTCACCAGTTCGTGGATCGGTGGCAATGTGTCCTTTATACATCCACGCCACTTGACCGTTTTTCTTTTTGTACTTTGATATTTTTGCCATTAAATCATCTCCTCTTAGTTTACAAGGAGTACTTACCACTAGATGGTATCACCTCCCTTCATTTTTTTCTTAGTGTATTTTTTCCCAATTGATGAAATCGTTTGTTCTAGCTTGTTTATATTATCAGTAATTTCTCTCACAGCTTCTTCGGGATAAGACATGTCTTTCAATTGAATAGGTAGCCATTCATCTACCATTCTTTCTAGTAGTTCTTCTATACTGCTAGTGAGGAAAAGAATGTTATTGTCAAATTCTTCTACAATAGCATTGATGAATAATTCTTCTATTTTTAAGATATTGAAAAGACTAATTTTTTCATTTTTAACTTTATTACAAGTCTTGTTAGCAATAAATTCTTGCATCTCTGGTTCTAATTTGGAATATCTATCCAGCCATGTATCTAAATTAGAGTGTACTGGTGGGAACTGTTGACGAAGATGCTGGAACAGGTTTTTATCTGGAAATGTTATACCATCTAGTACAATGCTATCTCTATAAAGAATAATTCCCAAAATATATTCTTCTACATTGCCACAAACTAACTCCTCTATACTCATATTTCCCAAATCAGCAATTCGGGATAATCGCTCTGGTATTGGTAAATAGGTTCCCTTCTCCCATTCGTAGATAGTTTTTTTGTCAATTAATTGACCGTTGTTAATCATAAGACCAAATGCTGGTTGTGTTAATTTTTTACTCTTTCTTATAGCTTTTATTTTTGTTCCGAGTATCTTTTTTCGTTCTAAATAATTTATTGGTGGACGTTTTATCATATTGACCACACCTCCTAAAATTAGTATACCTCAAAAAGGGGTGTTGTAAATAAATTTTACAAAGCTGTTGACACCCCTTTTTTATCGAGGTATTATGTGTATGTCGATGAACTGGTAATCATTTTTTGTTTGATTAATCGGTTAATAACAAAATACTTTTATTTTGAGCAAAAAATACGAAGATAATTCTTAGAAAATTTGTTCAAGCAATCACGAAAGGAGGGGGAAATATGTCTCTACAAATCATTGATAGCATTGTTTCTATACAAGTTGAACAACAAGTGAAAGAGATAATTACAGTGCTAAAGCCTATGCTAGAAGACATTATTTCTGGAGTCACTCTAGAGTATATGGACTATCAGCAGGCAAGTGAATATCTAGGTGTATCAGTAGGAACGATTAGAAAATATGTTTCTCAATACGGGTTACCTGTTATAAAAATTGATACGGTCATTAGATTTAAAAAATCTGATATTGATAGTTTCATGGAACGGTATAAAGGTTGAGTAAACAAATAAGACTAAAACATATAGTAATAAAGAGTTTGTTTTTATTATCTGTATGTTTTAGTCTTTAACAGAATTTTATAAGGAGGAAACACAAATGGAAACATCAATGATTAATATTCCAATTTATGTAGATAAAGAAAAATTATTAGAGAAGCCAGTTACAAAAAAAGAAAAAACTGATGTAAGAGATAGGTGTTTAGATAACTATAGAGAAGTTACAAGAGATGAGTTTGTAGAGATACTAAATTCATCACAATCATTTATTCCAAGCAAGACAAAGAATAAAGGCAATGACAAGGAGAGTTTTGTGGAAACCAGAGTAATTATTCTGGATGTCGATAACACTGTTAAAGATGAGAAGGGGAAGGTAGTAGATTTGAGTAAAGATGATAGTAGATACTTAAGCATAGAAAAGGTTTTATCTATCAATTTAGTTCATAATTCTGCGTTTGCGATACAAAAAAGTATTCGGTACTCTGAAAATCTAGAAAAATACAAGATTGTCTTTCTATTAAAAGAAGCAATTACTGACTATGGTAAAATGGTTGCTGTTTACGAATACTTGAAAAAGAACATCCCCGGGTGTGATGACAATGTAAATGCTTCGAATAGAATGTTTTTTGGAGGATATAAGTCAGATGCAGTGATAATAATTAATGAAGACAACATGTTAGATATTACTGAGCTTCCGATTGATTTTACCATGACATGTTCTAAAAATTGTCAAAGTGATTCAGGGAGAGAGTATGAACTAGTCAATGAAACCGATTTTGTTAAGTTGATAAAAAATGACGACAAAGAAGAAATGAAACAGTGGTTTAAAGACTGCCTGTTTGATTCCTCCGACATGTCTTTTAATGAGATTTATGAAAGATTGTTAACCATTGATATGAATAAATTACTTAAGTCCAGTAAAAACTTAAGATGTCTGTTTCACAACGATCATAATCCCTCTGCTAGTATTTTTACCAGTAAAACTGGGCATTCCATTTTTTATTGTCATTCCAGTAATTGTGATATCAGTGAAAATTTTATTGGAGTTGTGATGCTAATTTTAAAGAAAGACAGTCGGGTAGAAACATTTAATTGGCTATTAGAGAACCTAGACTTGTATCCTACACATTTTCGAAAATTGAAAGAGGAATCAAAAGTACTTTTTGACACTCTTGAATCAATGAAAGACAAACTTTTCAGGACAATAAGGAATTATCTAGAGGAAATGCGACGTGTCTATGATGTCTTGCTTTCTGATGTTAATTTTTTTGATGATAGTAAGGAAAGTGTGACTTGTATTTTGTCGGGGGAACAATTAGCTAAAAAAATGAGTTCTTACTATGGTAAAACTTATGACATAGATAAATGTAATAAGTTACTATCACTTATGACTTTTATAGGATTGATAAAAAAATTAGATGATGAAGATGTTCCTTTGAAGATGCTCGAATACCTAAATAGGTTAAAGGAAGAGAAAGCGTTAGGAAACTTTAATCATAAGAGAAGCAATGTCTATCGATTAGACGTTTTTAATGCAACTTCTGTGATTCAAAAATTGAATGAAGATATCCTTCCACTTCTGGAAAAAATTCATTTTACATATCAATATTTTTCTTATGAATGGGTTAAGATATGTTTTAACGAAAAAGAGGCTAAAAGAGTATTTCCTCAAAATTCCCGATCAGAACTCAGCAAGGAAAAACAATTGATTTTAGATGAAGCACATGAAGTTTTACAGGGCTTATCGTGGCAAGGGACATATCTAATGACAGAGAAAGAACTTATTAACACTGTTTGTGAACGCCTACGTAATGTTGGGGATAACAGCGTGAAAAATGCTTTAATAAAAAACAGAGGCTACTTTGTTAAACAAGGATTCACTCTTGAACGAGCTTCTAAGGATATTAAGAAACTATACAATGTGAAAGCAAGTAGTAGTTTTTTAATATATTTAGCGAAAGGGGCAGGGATAGATGAAACAATAAAAGAATTGATATTATCAGGAGCTGGGATAGTTCCTCTGTATCAATTTACAAGTGTAACAAGAGATGATGGACGGAGAGTAAGGAAGAGAAAAGACCCAATTGTATTAAACTAGACAGGTTATCCATAGCTCTTAATCTTATTTCATCTCAATACACCCACCGTTAAAGTTCGGTGGGTTATTTATTTTTCAATCTTTCAATAGCTGATTGCGTTCATTTTCTTGCCTTTTTAATAGCTTCATATAGTCAATTGTTCGAACTGCATCTTCAGTGCTAAGAGAACGATAGAGAGCCAAAAACTCTTCCTCATAATCTACGACAACATTGTCTAGAAAATGGCTTACAGGGGTTCCTAGGGCTCTAGAAAGAGCTGTTAAGCTATCGAGGTTAGGTTCTGTTACAGAATTTTCCCATCTTGCTACTGCCTGTTGTGTAGAGAAGATTTTTTCAGCTAATTCTTTTTGTGTCCACCCGAGAGCTTTTCGCTTTTCTCTAATGACCTTTGCATATTGTTTCTGTTTCATTAATACACCCCCATCTCAGTATAGTACAACAAGTTGTTGTATTTGTAATGGTATTTGAAGTTTTTGTATATTTTATGAGTTGAAATACATCATATTGTTGTATATAATAAAACAGGAGGGGAGAATCATGAAAAAAGTAAGTAATCTCAGCCGATACAGAAAAGAAAAAGGACTTTCTCAAACGGAGTTAGCAAAAAAAATGAATGTTACACAGCAATGTGTAAGTTCGTGGCAAACAGGGAGAACGATTCCTAAACCCTATCAAATGAAAATGCTTTCTGAGATATTAAGTGTACCAATAAACGAGCTGTTTTCTGATGTGTTTAATAAAGTAAATAGTTAGCTAATAAGCAATTGAATGATTTTAGGAGGAGAAGACATGTATTGTAGAAAATGTGGTAAAGAAATAACAGATGAAAGTAAGTATTGCCAGTTTTGCGGAGCACTACAAGAAACAGATGAGACAACCGGAGCAGACGCAGTAAAGAAAAGTACTGAGCAGACAATTAATGAAATGAAGGAACAAATCGTACATGGACAAGAGACAGGGAAGCTGTATTTGATTATTGGTTGGATTTCTATGGTAGTATCGTTAGCATTTATTCCTGTTGTATTTGGTGCTGTTGCTGTTATTATGGGCTACTTATATCGAGAAAAAGATGAGAAAATGGGTACGATTTTGATGATAGCAGGGGTAGCTGGAGCAATCTTTGGTGTACTTTTAGGGATGTCAATGTACTGATAAGAGGGATAAGAGCAAATTATTTTGGAGATAGGAGATAAAAAGTTGAATAAAGTAAATATGAACAAGAAGTTTGTCATTATAGGTATCGTTGTATTGGCTATTATAGGTATAATTTTTTCAAGAATGACGGGCTCATCTGGATTAGAGAAGTCATCTGAACCACTGGTAACTCAGATTTTACAAGAACAGTATAACTTAAATCGGTCATGTGATGATGTGACGATCACTCATGATAATGGTGATAACACGTACCGGGCTAAAGCTACGTTAGACAATGGAAGTGCTATCAATATAAATGTCGAGTACTATCCAAAAAAAGACCGTGTATATGTAGAGATACCATATATTGAGGTGTTAATGTTAAACTAATTTAAATTTATTACGTATATCGTCCGAATAGAAACTCCCAAAGATGCAAATTCACTAGGGAGTTTTTTTGTTTTCCTCCGTACTAAGTGAAAATATCAAACATGATGGTTAAGAAAAATTTGGAAAACAGCTTATTTTTATTATTTATAGGATTTATTGAGCACTGTTAGCTGGCAGATATTTTAGCAGAAGAAAGTCAGGTTAAAATAGAGTATAAAAAAATGTACGAAATAACTTTAAATGGTGATACTATATTAAGTATATCTAAGATAAAGTCTAGTGGAGAGACAGGTTTTATTTATATTACTGATAAGGACAGGGGATATTTCGACAGATTACCAGTGTATAAAATATCAAAAAAAGAGACCAACTTTGAGGTTAGGTTACAAGTGAAAAGGATGATTTTAGTAATTAGGAATATCTGCGGCTATTGAATATTTATTTAGGGAGAAAAAGTGAAGTTGACTAATTCTTCGTAAATTTTTTATGTAGTTATATAGAGGAGGTAGTTATGAAAAAAAATGTATTAGTAATTCTAAGTATTTTCACTATTTTCGGTCTTTCTGCTTGTGGTGATTCTACAAATATGACATCGACAGGAGTAGAGTACAAGGAAATTCCAAAGGATATCAGAAATTCTTTGGTCGAAAGTAGGAAAAATATAAAGCGAGAAGATTACTATGGAAAATGGTACAGTTTCGAAAAAGTGGGGAACGACACTGTTGAAACAACTATAATAATTAATAAAAAATTTATCAAGGATGTAGATAGTAACGTAGAGGTACCATATAAATATAATAAGAAGACTAATGAAATCATAGTAGAGTTACGTGAACTCAAAAAACTCATAAAAGATGATAAAATTGAAAGCGGTCGACTATCCCTAACATATGTTAATAACGATGGTGAAGAATCAATACTAGGAATGGCGAACCCTACTAAAAGCGGTGCTGATAAACCCATTCCACTTATAATGGATTACAAACGGATTGCTAAGAAGACTAAAGAAAAAAAGACTAGTAAACTTTCTGAAAATAATGAGCCAGAAGTAGATACTGGGCAGACGATAGATGAAAGAATTGATTCATTCATCGAAACCTACACGGCTATACCACCTACTTGGAAACTTGTAAATGAAGATAAAGGAATCACGATAAATACTGATACAGAGATTTCTACAGATGCTCAATCTTTATCAGATTTATTAGCTAATCTAACAGGTATCAGTAATGCAGTGACAGAGCAAGTTGGTAAAGATATTCCACTTAGGTTACTTGAAAATGGGAAAAAAGATTATTCTGTGGTATTTAAGAACGGACAGGTAACTGATTACAACGAAGTATTTAAAAAAGTTATTGAATAA